GGGGGCATGTAACCCTGTAGGTAGCGGAAATAATACACTCGTTAAACACATGAAAGGAAACAAAATTGAGTGTCCTTCACTTGTGTCGCTTTGGATTACCACTTACCCTCCAAAGGGAGTAAAAGAGTATGTTCTCACTAAGGGTATCTTTCAGCGTGTATTGTTGCATTACGCTCATTGGGATTTAGATGACAGACAAGATGTAAGTTATACTCGATTGAATACCTTTTACAAAAAGCCAAATGTAGTTGAATATTCAAGAGAAGATTTGTATGAATACTTTATAAATACTGACAAAAGAATTCGTGACCGATTATTGAATCTTGAAGAAATTACTTTCACTCAATGGAGTGAATCTTCAAGTGAAGAAAAAGAAGAGATAGTGCAACGACACATGTGGGAAATGTTTAGTGTGTCAAAGGATTTTGAAACTGCTTTACTACAATCATCGGATGAAATATACGATTTACTTCGCAACATGTCGCCTACGATGTCGGATATTGTTGCATCTTTCGTACCTGCGATAGAAAATTATCTTGGTATATTTTCTGTTCACATGGCATTGCTTGATGAGTCGTGGGTCATTACTGCTGAACATGTGGATATGTCGCATGAAATTTTGATTGACATATTTAGAAATCTAATCACATGGCTTGAAGATTCAGTTGAGATTGGTAACAACAAACAAAAAGAATCGAAGATTACTGAATCCATGATGAGTGTCTATCTTGAATGCACTCCTCATGAAATAGAAAACTTTGGCGACGGTTGGAGATTACAGTCAATTGTCATGGGTCAATATGAAAATACGGCAAAAGTTTCTAAGAGCACAGCACAACGGCACTTCAAGGACTACGGCGGTGATTTGTTTCAACGAAAGAAATCTGGTGGTCGTGTATATATTCGTAGGAAGGGTACAAATGAGTGATGTGTTGGCATTAGATATTGAAACTACAAACTTCTCGTGGGAAATTGGAGGTTGGGATAAGACGGCATCGTTTGAACCATCAGTCGTGGCGACATGGGATGGTAACAAAGGAACTATCTATTGTGATGAATCCATTGATAATGAGCATGTTGTAAAAGCCCTACATCCTCGTACTCTCGGAGATGACCTAACAGAACACATAGAAAAGGGCGGTGTAATCATAGGGCATAATATCAAATCATTTGATTTACCCGTATTGCGTGATTCACTCGATTGTTGGGCTGTCAATGATTTACTTGGTAAATCCGATGCCGTCATAGATACAAGACATTTGATAAACAAAGCATCTCTAAGTGTTGGTAAAGTTGATTTAACACTTGGTATGCTTGCAAAAACTACATTCAACGACAATAAGTTAATGAACAGTGCAGATGCACCGATTGCTTGGAGAGAGGGGCGATATGATGAGGTGGCAAAATACTGCTTGAGTGATGCCAAAATAACATACGATTTGTATGAGTTTGGTAAGAGTGAAGGCTACATTTCATCACGAAGTCTTGAAACAGGCGATGTCGTTGAAATCCAAGTTGAGTGGTAAATATGGAGAAGGAAACAAACAAAGGAACAGCACAAGTACATAACATAAGAGCGGCGAAAACTGTAGCAGAAACAGTCAAATCAACGCTTGGCCCTATGGGTATGGATAAAATGATGGTGGATGGGCATGGCAATGTCATTGTAACAAATGACGGTGCTACCATTCTTCGTGAATTAGATGTATCACATCCGGGCGGGAAGATGATTGCAGAAGTTGCAAAAACTCAAGAAACTCTTTGTTATGATGGAACAACAAGTACAGTGGTACTCGCAGGTCAATTGTTAGGCAACAGCGAAACCCTGTTTGAAAAAGGGTTACACCCCAATGTCATTTGTCGTGGGTATCATGAAGCCGCACAGATGGCTGTCAAGTATCTTGCTGATGAAATTAAAATTGGCGACAAAAGTAATGAAGCATTGATAGGTGTAGCAAAAACTGCAATCACAGGTAAGACGCTTGAAAGTGCTCTCGATGCAGTAGCCTCACTTTGTGTATCAGCCGTACAAAAAGCGGGTGATGCAGAAAGCGTCAAGGTCGTATCGTTTGCAGGTGGTTCGTTAGAAGATTCTTACTTGTATGATGGTATCATTGTCAATAAGGACTATGTGCTTGAGGGTGAAGATAATTACTCACAAATGCTTCTCATCAACGCAGGTCTTGAAGTTGAAAAGAGCGAAGAAAATGTACAGGTGCAATTGGATGCATCGTCATTCCAAACATACAAGAGTGCAGGTAAGGCTGATTTACTTTTACAAGCAAAAGAAATAGTTACCGCTTTGCCAAACGGCGGTGTTGTATTTGTACGGGATGGAGTACATGACATTGTTTGTGCTCATCTCAAAAAGAACAATATCATGGTGGTACGAAGAGTACCCGAATCATCATTGCGTGCTTTGAGCCGTATGGCAAATACTCCAATCTATCAAACCGCAGAAGATATTGAGGCGGCGGCTGATGTAAAAATTACTCGTGAAAGAAAAAACGATGTTTGGTATTTGTTTGTTGATAGCGAACATGAATCAAACGAAGCAACACTTGTATTGCGTGGTGCTACAACGCACACACTTGAAGAAGTCGAGCGTGGGTTTGATGATGCACTTGGCGTAGTTTCACTCGTTATGAACAGTAAAGAGTATGTTGTTGGTGGAGGTAATTCGTATCTTCGCATGGCTGTACACCTACGCCAACATGCCGCACAGATTGGTGGAAGAGCACAAATGGCGATTGAAGCATTTGCTGACGCATTAGAAATTATCCCTGCCACGATTGCAGAAAATGCGGGGCATGACCCACTTGACACCATTCTTGCTATGCGACACGAGATTCTTCAAGGCAACACATCGGTAGGTCCAAATGTAACCAATGGTGGTGTCAAAGACCTGCTTGAAGATATGGTTATTGAACCCGTTGAATTAGTTCGTCAAGCGGTGCTAAGTGCGGCAGAAGTTACTAATGCTATCTTACGCATTGACGACATTATTGCACGACGACCTACACAGTGATACAATGGGTAAATTGTTTGATAGGCTACAGCAACCTTGTCCTCGTTGCGGGGCTATAGATGTGCCAAGAAGAATGATTGCACGATTCGTTGATGGTGATAGAGAGCGAGCATATCTTATGTTTTGTCCTCACTGCGGGGAGTTTTGGCTCGACCCAACCGTGAGAAGAAAGAAGCAGTACCATTTTGAGGCTTTGAAAAGATAGCGTTCTTTACTACTTGTATGCTCATTATTTTTTCCACATATTCGTCTAACCATTTGTCCATCATACCAACCCCAAGTTACTTAGTGAAGTGATAAGGTCATCTAATTTTGTTTGAATATTGTTAATGTTGATGTTGAGTTGATTGATTGCTGTGGTAAAATCTGCGTGTGCTGTATCACCAACACCCGGTGGAGTTGGCACACCTGTTGGAGCACCTGCTTGAGGACCCAAACTTGGAACTGCTGTTTGAGAAGCGGGTGCTGTTCCAAAGAAGCCAACATTTTGACTCACAGATAAATTACCCGAAATATCAACAATTCTATTTGCTTCTGCACCGTCTATTCCTGCTGTAATATCTATGACTTTTACATTACCACCCGTTGTTCCTGCGGCATAAATTTCTAAATCATCTCCTGCATTATAAACTTGTAATTTTGCTGGCCCTGTTCCATAGCCTAATTGCATACTATTTGCATATATCTTGTCGGGAACAATTAAAGCCTTAGCAGAAACATCAACTTGTGCAATATTTGTTGGAGTTCCTCCAAAATTACCTTTAAGAAATATATCTTTGTCTAAAAAAGTATTTTCAATAATAACATCATTAGAAGTTACTGATAATTTTAAATCACTTTGAACAGTTACTGTTCCTGTTAAATCCAATGTGGATTCTCCTTCAACGGCGGCAATTGCGTCAGCATCAACATAAGCAGTAGCCCCTGTTGCTATACCTGTTAATTTATTTCTTTCGGATGTTGTCATCATCACATTAGTTAAACCATCAGCCAAATCATCAGCATCTAAAACTACAGCACCCGTTGCACTGTTCACGCTTTGTACAGGGGCGGCTGATGCGGCGGCGGCGGCATCAGTAAAACCTGCATCGTTAGTGAGTTCACTGATGTTATCGTTTGCACGCATAACAGCGTTAGAGCCAATTTTCGGTCGGTTGGATGCTCCACTGTCGAGCCATAGTGTATTACCGGCTACGCCACCGGGATTAGCACCTTGAGGGTCAAGTTCAAGCCCCGTGGGGTCAATGAGTCCTGTAACAGTTAATTTACCATTCACAGTCAATTCTCCACCAACGGCATCCCACGATAAGTCGGCATCGCTTGTGAATCCACCAGCACCATCGGAGAGTTGCACAAGACCACTTGCACCCGATGAAGCAGGGCTTACTGTACCGCTTACCATCACTTTCTTCCACGCACTTCCATCGTAGGTGAACATTGTAGCCTCAGTTGCCACTACATTTGAATTCAATCCTGTACTATCGAATGTTACAGTGCTTCCACTTGGTACGCTTACAAACACGGTGTAGCCGGGTGGAAATGTACCACTTGGATTGAGGTTAATGGTAGTGGATGGGGTGAGGACAAAAATTTGATTACTCCCAAAAGTAAATGTTTGGTTTGATGAGGGAGATGAAACATCAATATGAGTTGGACCGAGAAGATGTGTATGCCGTGTGCCTCCCGAATCTTTTGACGAGTAATACAAATTTGCATCACCGTCTGCGTTGTATGATTGCCACATCGCACCGAGTCGGCTTGCCGCCAAGTTACCTGTTTCGGAGTGTAGGCTATCGAGGGCGGCGTGACCACTTACTGCTGTTGTAGCACCTACGATACCTGTAGTAACGGGTGTGAAATAAATTGGATTAGGTCGTACAAATATTCGCTTATCATTGCTTTCACTAATATTAAGATAAAGGTCGCCGCCTGTACCAGAATACACCGCACGAATAACAGCAAGCACTACACTTTGTTTTACCGTTAATCCACTTTTAGGCTCACTAAGAAATGCTGATGGGGTGGTTGGGTATGTGTTTGATGCTGTTGTAACGGGTGTACCCATTTCCCATGTAATGCACTGATTTGTTGTATCTGTTGATACATACACAACGATGAGAACTTCTTGACCTGTTGTAAGAGCACTGTAAGTTGCTCTTCGATGAGGACTTGTTGTAGTAAAAGCAACATCTTGAGTTGAGCCGGGTCCACCTGCAAACGCATATACTACACCGTCAATTACAGCGTGTCCACCTTCAATTCGCACAGTGTAACTGTTCGTTACTTGTTCGCATACACCCGGCAAATCTTCGGGAGTATTACGGTCACTGTCGGATGAGGCTGTATCTTCCTCAAGTATGATACCGTTACCATGCACACCTTCAAGCATGTTGGTAAGCGATGGGCTTGTGATATGCTCTCCATCTTCTAAACTATCTGTAAATACCCCGCTACCCGTCATGGATGCTTGGTTTGCCGCCGTATGCCCCGATAATGGATTCCCTGTCATTATGCCACCTCAATTGCTATTTGTATCTTCAATTCATTTGATGAAGATTTAGTTATTGGGTTAATTGTATATCGTGCAACAGGTGTAAATTCTGTTGCACCACGAAATTGAATATACACCTCTTTTATTTTATCAGTAAATGTTGTATCGTATGGTAACTTTGCTTCAACAAGTAATGAAGTGTCATCAACAATAGTAATCGTAGGAGTGAGAGTGATGGCGGGGCGACCTGCCGCACCGTCGTCAGTAGTGGCTGGTGTACCATCAAAACCTAAAATAACTTCATTGATATTATCAGCCAAAGTGTCAAGCAAAAGACGACGCATATAATCGCTAATCGGCATATAGATTCCTCCTTTGTCTTGTCTTGTTCGCACCAATCGGAAGCCCGTTCTTGCCGAGTAGCCCTCGATTATGTGTTCCCTTAACACCTCCGATAAGGTACGCCGTATTAAATACCCCACGCTCTTTAACAACTGATACAATCCTTAATTCGACTTTTCCAAACAAAGCCAAATTCTGTTCAACAACTTGAACATAAGTAGCGGGGTTTGTTTCATTCACCCCAACAGTCGTTCCTTCTGCTATGCCCTGCAAAATACCTTCAATACCTGTATCTAAATTGAGGAGTGTAATGTCACTCATGTTACGCATTGGCATGTGTTTTACTTCACTTACAACTTTCTTTTCTCCGCCATAATTGATAGCCATACCGGGTCTTAAGTTGAGCAAATTCATGTGTCCTTCACTTGATATGCTACCACGAGCAAGCGAGCGTGATTTGAGTATTTGTCGTGCCACTCTTCGTGCGGCATTTGTTGTTCTTGCTGTATTATCAACAACGGGCGAAGAATCTTCACGAACCTCCTCCACCTGTCCTTCAACATCATCAACAGTAACAATGACCAAATCGTTTAGTGCTAATGGGTGTCCTTGAACCGTAACACGATTGGATATGTTTTCTATTGGATTATCTTGTTTTCCACCAAATCGGAAATTCTTGTCCACGAAAATTGACGCTTCACTAAATGTAATCGGTATGTAAAGTAAGTTACCAAATCTATCAAGCAACAACATACGGCTATCATGTCGGCCTAAGAATCGAAGTGCTGTCATCAAATTCATATTGTTGAAGTCTTGACCTACAAATCGTGTACTATGCTTACGAGCAGATGATGCTGTTGAGTTTTTTGGTCGTGATATATTGACACTTGTAGCACCGCTATTGATTGATTCACCGAGTCGGATTGCTAAATCAGTAGTACGCAGACCGACATCTATTGGTTGCCCCATTTTAACGATGTTATTTGTAAAACCTATACCGCTCAATGTTTTACCTTTCATGTTTCGTAAATTTGCAATTACACCATACGATGCTGATTCTATTGTATGGGGAAGCAACCTTTGATTTGTTTCATCAGCATTGTAAATTAACATTGGTTTGTTTGTTGATGAAATAACATTATCAGCAAAGAAAGGAGCGGCAAGACTTGAATGACCGGGTTGTTCATTGTGTGTAAGTTGTATGTATGATTCACCTTCAACCAATTGATATGTACGCTCCGGTGTAACTTGTAATGTACGAGAATTACTTTTTTCAATAATTACTTTTGCTTTTGGTGATGTTTGAATAGAAACACGAGCATGATGTACTGCGTTATCAACAAAAACAGGCTTACGCACATGTTTCATAATTTCATCAGCATCAGTATTGTACCGACCTTTTCGGGTATTGCTGATTACTGCCATTACTAATCACCCCTAAGCCAAGATTCACGAGTTTCTTGTACTAAAGGTTGAAATTCTTTACTCCAACCAAGAGCCATTCGACCATCTCTCGGTTGCCATTGAATTTGGTCAAAATAATCAGTTCCGAAACTTGGCATTTGAACAAGTCTTTCGGGTGGTATATCTTGTTCTAAATATGCTTCTGCTGGTTCACCCACATCACCTTCATTGCGGAATTGACCTGTTGTAATTTCAGCAGGTAATCGAATGCCTATCCATTTTCTATCTTCTGGATTTATATGTTGATGTATTGGAACATCGGGAGGTGCAACAAAAGACCCTCTTTTTCCTTTGTCATCGTATAGTTCTTCAAATAAATTAAATGGAACTATACCATAATCGGGATTGAATTCTTTAAAACCGTGTTGCATGATTATATCATGTTCCCAATCAATTGCATCGGGATGAGGCTCAGACCCAATAAGACCTGTATGGATTAACCTTTCAGCAGGTGGATGTAATATTTTATCACGAATTGCCTGTTCAATTTTTGCTCTTTTTTCTGCAACACTTAAATCTTCTAATTCTAATCTTGGGTCTTGCATATACCAATCCATTGTAGGATGCCATCGAGTCATAGTTACCGGCCCATACGAACTTGGTAAATCGGGATGGAACTCACCTAATTCAGTTTGGCGAGTAGCCTTGAGGAAAACCCATGCTTTGTGAAAGGCGGTCATTGCGTTTCCCTCCATTCAATGAAGTCTTGGTCACGCTTTTGCTGTTCGGGATATAGGCTCTCATTCAATCTCGCTTGTTCACTTGTTCTTCCAATTCTTACAAGTGCTTCGGGTGGAATGTTTTGTGGAATTGCATATGAATTGAACAACTGCCTTTCCCCGAACTCATCGGGAGAATACGATTCATCCAAATAAGCATCGTTAAGCCTATTACCTCTTATCCCCCATACATCCATCGCTCCTGTGGGTGAACGAGCCGACACTTCACCACCCATATCGTGTACCATCCTTACGACTTTCTCCATGTTGCTCGTCGTGGGTTCAATATTGTTATTAAGCATCCACGCCCAAACTGCTTTTTCGGGCATGTCTTCACTATGATATTGCTTCCAACCTTTTGTTGGTAAAGCCTTCATACCCTCGCTTTGGATTTGTTTTCTGCGAGACTCTTTTGTGTAGCGTGCTCCTCTCACCGGCCCATACGAACTTGGTAAATCGGGATGAAACTCACCCAACTCCGTTTGGCGAGTAGCCTTGAGGAAAACCCATGCTTTACTCATTGCTAATTTTTGTTGTCCGGGTTGATTAGCAATATCGGCACGCCATTGTTCTCTTTGTTGGCGTTCCATTGCCTCTTGCTTGTTCTTTTCAGCCTGTGCTTTTGCTTCTTCAATAGGAGTTAAGGTTGCTTGTACTCCACCGTCAAGGGTTGATTGCATACCGAATCGGGTTTGCCCTTGAGGGAGTTCTTTTTTCATGGGTAATTTTTTGTCTTTTGGAGTTTTAGCCTCAAATTCACGAGCCAACTTTGGGTGTTTTGCATACATAAAACGCCTTTGGGCTTGACTCTCAAATGGCAACCATCCTCACCACTTGACCTTATCAGCCCAATATGCGGCACTCATTGGACCACGAGCAATGTTTTTAGCGTGGCGAGATTTGAATGATTTACGCTTATTTTTCATGCGTTGAGATTCACCCGCTTTTGGTTTGCCAGCCACACTTGCACCTTGTTCACCAAATCGAATAGTCTTTGTTTTTCCACCCGACCTCGCTACAACAATATGTGATTTCTTAGGATGATTAGGTGTACGCTTTGGTTTGTTAAACCCACTCACACCCGCACGAGCGAGGCGTGGGTCACGCTTTTGTGCTTTTTCTAACTCTTTATATCCACCACATGAAGCACAATCGGGCCTACCGCAATAACTCCATCCTTCTTTATGTGAATAATCTTCACAGTCATATTGTTTGGCTTTAAGAAGATTCCATGCGTCATTCATTGGATTCATGATGCATCACCACTATGGTCTTGTTCATTGTAAGAAACATCTCCTTTATGTCCTTTTTGATGAAGAGATTGAGAGTATCTTGGTTTGACGGTGAAATCCATTCGCTCTTGCTTTGTTTCTCCTTCGCTATGGCTTCTTCTTCGGGGTGCATCCGACCTGTAATGTTGAAGTGTATTTTCACTTATTACAACACGAGTAATTTCATTGTCCAACAAAGTTGAATCAAATGATGATTCTTCCGTACCGATTATCTTCGGCCCTTTGCTTACAGGCGTTGCATCATCTGCACCTGTGTCCATTACATACAACGGAGCGTAAGGTGGGTTGCCATCGGGGTTGGTGCTACGAATGTAGTACCCATCCGCCGCCCTACCGTTTTCAATTTCGTACATGAACATACCATACTTACCACCTGCCGTAGCCGAAAAGAAGTTACTGCCGTATTGCGGCGAAGAAGCGTGTAAGTTATTGTTCGGTCTAAACATCTCAACATGTTGTTTATCGAGTAATCGAATTGGCCGCATCATGTATGTCACTTTCTTGTCAGTCAAATTGGTTTGTTGAGATGAAGAATCAAATACATTTGTTTCGTATGGGTTTGATGTTTTGTTAGCCCCACTTATTCCGCCCCATTGATAATCATTTATTGGTGAAACAAAGTTGCGAGATTCAGCAAGATATGTACCGCCGAGAGGATTGAAGTTTGATGTATGAGATAGTTTCATTGCTCCGCCGTCTGGTTGTGTACCGAAGTTTATACCTGTTAAATCATAATGTCCAATCGTTTGTGAACCTGCGGTATATCCACCTTGCAATATAACACGCTGTCCTACATTTCTATCTGTATGCAAACTGTGTGCTTCTGTGTTGATAATGATAAGGTTGTCATCAACACCCTCAAGATTTTCAGTATCGAGTCCAATACGAGGACTACTACGGCTTACTGCATCCTTGTGCGGCGAATCGCCTACAACTGTTTCGACCCTATCACTTACTACGGCTTCGGGCTTGAGTAGTCCATTTTCATCTATGTTGAGTCTTGCACTAATACCACGAGGTACTTCATCTGCTTGCAGTACATCGTTTCTCGCTCGTATGTAACCATCATTCATGTTTGGTTCAGCCGTGTGATGAGATAGTACAACGCCTGTCGTGTGTATAGGTTCATCAAGTGCAGTAAGTACATCTTCATTGAATGCTGTAGGATAGCGTAGGCCACGGCCATGCCCATCATCACCTACACGGTTAGCATTGGTAGGCATATACACATCAACGAGAATGGTTGAATCATTGTTATTGACATTGTTTAACCTACCACCAAAACGAGGCACTGTAAAGCCTGTTGCTACACTTACATTACCCGAAGCATCAATCAATCCCTTCATATTGACAACAGGTGCTCCACTATTGTACAATCGTGCATATGGTGTATTGCCGTTTGTTCTGTCATACTCATATACATCTGCCGCATCCCATGCGGGTCGAATACCGAAACTTCGTACAGGGTGTCGTCGTACATCTTCTCCACGAGTGTTGCCCCACCAATCAACGAGATAGTAACCAACAGCCTTCC